AGGAACTCAGATAATGGATATTGCCGATCTTGAGCGTAAGCTAGGAATTGATGGAATCTCTGCTGAACAGCAGATGGAGATCATTACTGCTTTGCAACAGTCTGCCGCAGAGAAGATTGCCAAGGCCAAGAGTGAGTCTATTGGTAAGGGTGCTGAACTTGTTATCCAAGGCTTGAAGAAGATCAAGTCAGACATGGAGCAAAAGTTTGCTCAGTTGAATGGCGAGATTCAGAGCAAAGTTGCCTCTGTGCAAGATGGACAGGATGGCAAAGATGGCAAAGATGGACGAGATGGCAAGCAAGGGCCAGCAGGAGCAACGGGCGCAACAGGTAGAGATGGTCTTCCTGGGCGTGATGGAGTTGATGGCGACAATGGCATTGGTGTTGCCGCTGCTCGTATTGATTTTGATGGTAGCCTCATTATCACTCTTGATGATGGTCGTGAAATTAATGCTGGTGAGGTTGTTCCTTTTGATGTTGCTGAACGCATCAAAGTTATTACCAATGGTGGCGGTACTTCTCAGTCTGTACTTGATACTCTGACAAGTCTTCAGTCTCAAATTACAGCTATGGCTGGATTTGTGAACTATGAAGGCACTTGGAACGCATCAACCAACACGCCAACCCTTGTTTCTAGCGTAGGAACAAAGGGAGACTACTATGTTGTCTCTGTAACAGGCTCAACCAATCTCAATGGCATTACAACTTGGACTCAAGGTGATTGGACCATCTTTAATGGTACTGCTTGGGAGAAAGTTGATAACACTGACCTTGTAACTTCAGTTGCAGGGCGTACTGGTGCTATTACTCTGACCACTGCTGATGTTGGTGGTTTGGGAACAATTGCTACCCAAGCGGCAAGCAATGTCACTATCACTGGTGGCTCAATCACAGGTATCACAGATTTAGCAGTTGCTGATGGTGGTACGGGCGCATCTACTGCTGGTGATGCCAGAACCAATCTAGGGTTGGTAATAGGGACAGATGTTCTGTCTCCAAGTGGCTCGGCTGCAAACCTGACCTCTTTCCCGACTTTTAATCAGAACACCACTGGCACAGCATCTAATGTGACGGGAACTGTTGCGGTTTTGAATGGTGGTACAGGTGCAACTACTACATCTGGGGCAAGAACTAACCTTGGTTTGGTGATTGGTACTGATGTGTTGGCTCCTAATGGATCAGCGGCATCTTTGACCTCATTTCCAACATTCAACCAGAACACCACTGGAACTGCGGCATCTACCCCTAAACTCTTGACTACAAACTTCACGATTGAAGAAAGTGGTGGAAAGTTGTTGTTCAAGTATGGGGCAACGACTATTGCATCAATGTCTTCAACTGGAGTCATTACATCTGTAACTAACATAGTTGCAAATGGAACACCTTAAAGGAAAGTAAATCATGGCACAAATTACACTTAATTCAACAGGCGTAGCCAGTAGCGGCGCATTAACTTTACAAAGTAATGGAACTACTAATGCAGTTACTGTAGATACTTCACAAAATGTGGGGATTGGGACGAGTTTGCCTCAAGGCTCATTAGATGTTACGGCTACAGGTGCAACAGTTAATCAATTTTTGACTGGCGGCGCTGGTAACAATTCAGTAACAGGCATTTTTAGAATTGGCTCTGGCTCGGGTAGAGGTGCGAGTATCCAAGGCTTTCGTGGTGCATCTTCTAATATCCACAGCCTAGATTTCTACACATACAATTCCGCTGATGTTTTTGGTATGCGCCTCGACTCCAGCGGTAACTGTTGTTGGTGGTGAAAGACTTTCAATAAGTTCTGGCTCTCAAAGAGGCGCTGTACTTAAAAATTCTTCTAGTGGAAGTGAATTAATTGGGTGCTGGAATTCTGCAACAACAGGTGACAATGGTTTTGCTATTTTTTGGACTGAAGCATCGCCAAATCAACGAGGCTCAATCACATACAACCGAGCAGGTGGTTTGGTTATGTACAACCAAACATCAGATTACAGAGCAAAAGACATTAGCGGCCCCATTATTGATAGCGGCGCACTGATTGACTCTGTTCCTGTTTACATGGGCAAGATGAAAGATGCAACACAAGAGCGTCCAATGTTCCTTGCTCACGAAACACCCAACTACGCTCATACTGGCGTTAAGGATGCTGTGGACGCTGATGGCAAGCCCGTGTATCAACAAATGGATGCTTCTGCCCTTATCCCTGTGATGTGGGCCGAAATCCAAGACCTTCGTAAACGCCTTGCCGCCGCTGGCATCTAATCTTTTTAGGAGTAAACCATGTCAACAATCGTTTGGAACATTTCCCAATTAGACAGACAAACCTCAGATGGTTTTGTAACAGTTGCTCATTGGCAAGCAAATGCAACAGATGGCAATTACTCCGCATCTGCTTACAGCACTTGCTCATGGAGTGATGGCACTGCAACCATTCCCTACGCTGATTTAACGAAAGAAACAGTGTTGGGTTGGATTTGGGCCAATGGTGTGGATAAAGCGGCTGTAGAGGCTTCTTTAGAGGCTCAGATTGAATTGAAGAAAAACCCTGTGACTGCTACTGGAGTGCCTTGGTGAGTCCTGAACTTGACAAATACTATTCGGATCGCTTCTCTATGATGGGAAGTGATGGGTGGAAAGACTTGGTGGAGGATATTGACACCATGATTGCATCCTTGAATAATATATCTGTGATTCCTGATGAACAAAGCCTACAATTCAAAAAAGGTGAACTTTCTATACTTACTTGGCTGAAAACCTTACGACAGGTCAGCGAGAGAGCATACGAGGAACTAAATGAAAAGAATGTTTGAATTTGCCTGTGCAAACGGGCATAAAACCGAAAGACTCTGTGTTTATGAGGCTCAGAGTTTTAGGTGTGAATGCGGTGAAACAGCCAATCGCATTCTTAGTGCGCCAGCATTTAGGTTAGAGGGATGGTCTGGTTCTTTTCCATCAGCGCATGGAAAGTTCGAGAAAAGCCATCTTGACAAGCTAAAATCTGAACGCAAAGCCAACTCTTAAACAGAAATGTCGAGTTGATTCTCCTACAACCGAAACGGCAGGAAAAGGGAAAATATGTTGATTGATAACGAACCTGAGATGAAAAGTGAGTTAGAAGCTGAAGAATCCAAGCTATCTAACACCATTGCGCCAACAGCGCCTGGACTCCCTGACAAATACAGGGACAAAAGTCTGGAAGATATTGTTCGGATGCACCAAGAGGCTGAAAAGCTAATTGGCAAGCAAGCGCAAGAAGTGGGAGAGGTAAGGAAACTCGCTGATGAACTCATTAAGCAGAACCTCAGTTCACGACAGCAACCTATTAAAGAGGAAGAACCTGAAGTAGATTTCTTTGAGAATCCACAGAAGGCAGTTCAGAAGACTATTGATAATCATCCCGATGTTCTCGCAGCCCGTCAAGCGGGTGTAGATTTCAAAAGGATGCAGATTCAGCAAAAGCTAGGGCAAGAGCATCCTGACTACACTCAGATTGCTCAAGATCAAGACTTTGTGAATTGGGTGAAATCCTCGCCTATTCGCCTTGGTCTGTATGCAAAAGCTGATGGTGAGTTCGATTTTGATAGTGCTAATGAATTGTTGTCTACTTACAAGCAGTTGCGTGGTGTCAAGTCAAAGCAGACTGAGCAAGCGGGTGAAACCGCCAGGAAGCAGAGCATGAAGGCCGCACAAGTGGATGTTGGTGGAACTGGTGAGAGTTCAAAGAGGGTTTACAGACGGGCTGACCTGATTCGGCTGAAGATGACCGATCCGGCTCGATACGAGGCACTGAATGATGAAATTCTTGCTGCGTATTCTGAAGGTCGGGTCAAGTAACTTAACTTTCGTTTCTAAGGAGAAACATCATGGCATTTCCTACCCCTGCGGTAACCACGACTACCGCCGCTACATTCATTCCTGAAATTTGGAGTGATGAAATTGTTGCCGCATACAAGAAAAACTTGGTGCTGGCAAATTTGGTTATGAAGATGAACTTCAAGGGCAAGAAAGGTGACACTGTTCACATTCCTGCACCTTATCGTGGTTCTGCTTCTGCCAAGGCCGCTTCTACCGCAGTGACGCTGATTGCAGCCACTGAGACTGAAGTTCAAGTGTCGATCAACAAGCACTATGAATATAGCCGCTTGATTGAAGACATCGTTGAGGCTCAAGCCCTGAACAGCTTGCGTCAGTTCTACACCAATGATGCTGGTTATGCCCTGGCTAAACAAGTCGATACTGACTTGATCCAGTTGGGTCGTTCTGCTAACGGCGGTACTGCTGACAACGCTCGTTATGCTGGTGGCTTCATCGGTGGTGATGGCACGACTGCCTTCGACTACACGGCTAACACCAACACTGGTAACGCCTCTGCTCTGACTGATGCTGCAATTCGCCGCACCATTCAGCGTTTGGATGACAACGACACTCCTATGGATGGTCGCTTCTTCATCATCCCCCCGTCCAGCCGTAACACGCTGATGGGTTTGGCTCGTTACACTGAGCAAGCCTTTGTGGGTGATGGTAACGCTATCCGCAATGGTGAGATCGGTAACCTGTACGGCATCCCCGTGTTCACTTCCAGCAACGCTGACTCTGCATCTGCCACTGCGACTTTCCCCGCATCTGGCACTGCAATCGCCCGTGTTTGCTTGATGGGTCACAAAGACTCTATGGTTTTGGTTGAGCAAGTGGGCATCCGTTCACAAACTCAGTACAAACAAGAGTACTTGGGTACGCTGTTCACTTCGGACACGCTCTATGGTGTGAAGGCTCTGCGCACTTCTACCACTGCAACTGACCCGAATGCCGCATCCATGTTTGCCTTGGTTGTGCCTACCTGATTGCAGTTGCCCCCTCCCTAGTGGGGGGGTCTTTTTTTAACCTGTAATTTAGGAGAAATCAAATGGCAGCAGCAACCGCAGTTGTTTCCCGTAGGGGCAATGACCAGTTTCGTGGTCTTTTTTCAGATACTTGGGATGTTTCTTGTACGCTAGATAGCGCTTCAATCGCTACTACTGCTACGGCTACTGACACAGTAACTGTTCCAGGCGTTGTTTTGGGTGATATGGTGCTTGGTATGTCAATCAAAGTGAGTGAAGCAGGCTTGGTTCGCCGTGCCTATGTTTCAGCCGCTGACACAGTGACTATCGTTACCTACAATCCCACAGCAGGGTCTATCAACTTAGATTCAACCAATATGCAACTTGTAATTGGTCGTGCTGTAGTTTAAAGATTGGGGGGTTCGCCCCCCTTTCTTGTTTTGGAGTTAATCAATGGCAACTTTTCGCTGTCTTCAGTCTGGTAACACAGTAAGTTTTACCCTGAAACATGACATTGACTCAATGAAGGGTCATCAAGGTTATGTTCGTATTGACGAGCAAGAAAAGGAACCTGATGCGTATGATGCCAATGCCGTGAGAACAGATACTGCTTTCACACCGCCAGTTGTTCGGCGCATGGGTCGCCCAAGGAAAGTTGCAAATGTCTGATATTGACGCTAGAGATTTCGGGAAACTGGAGGCCCAAGTCGAGGCTCTCCAGGCAGAAGTTCACTCTTTGAGCAAAGATGTGAAGGCTTTGCTTGAACTTGCCAACAAAGGCAAAGGTGGGTTTTGGATGGGTATGACTATCGCGTCATTCATGGGCGGTGCGATTACCTTTGTTGCTGATCGTGTCTGGAAATAAAGGAGAACGCTATGCCTATGGTCGGAAAAAAGAAGTTTCCCTACTCTGAAAAAGGCGAGAAAGAAGCCAAAGAGTACGGCAAGAAAAAGGGTGTTCCTGTAACCATCATGGTAGCAATTGGGAAACCAAAAGGCTTGCCTATGCGTGGTGGTCGCACTGCTACCAATATGATGAAGAAATCAAGTCGTGGCAAATGAAGACCAAAGCACAAAAAAAGATTAGCAAGGTGATGACAGAATTTGGCGCTGGGAAATTGCACTCTGGGTCTAAAAAGGGGCCAGAAGTGACTTCCCGTAAGCAAGCCATTGCCATTGCCTTGTCTGAAGCTGGCATGACAAAACCTAAGAAGAAGGCCAAGAAATGAAACCTGGACTTTATGCCAACATCAATGCCAAACAAGCCCGTATCAAGGCTGGTTCTGGCGAGAAGATGCGGAAGGTAGGAGCTAAGGGTGCGCCTACTGCTGCTGACTTTAAACAAGCTGCAAAGACTGCAAAGAAGGTTAAAAAGGTGAAGTAGATGAAATCTCCTGTTTGGCAAACAAAAGCTGGTCAAAATCCAAAAGGCGGCTTGAATGCCAAGGGCAGATCATCTTATAATGCGGCAACTGGCGGGGACTTAAAACCTCCTGTCAAATCAGGGGATAATCCCCGTAGAGCAAGTTTCTTGGCTCGAATGGGCAACATGGATGGCCCTGAGTTCAAGAATGGTGAACCAACGAGACTGCTTCTTTCGCTAAAGGCATGGGGTGCAAACTCCAAGGCTGACGCAAAGGCAAAAGCTAAAGCTATATCCGCAAGGAACAAGGCAAAGGCGAAATGAGAGCATTATCAGTTGGTGTTAGTCCTACAGCGGCAGTAGACACAACAGTCTATACCTGTCCAAAGGGCTATTACGCCAAATTTACTGTAATGTATATACACAATACAGGTGGCTCTACCAAGCATATAACTGTTCAATGGTATGACGCAAGTGCTAATACTACGCTTGATATATTGACTCAGTATAGTTTCACATCAAAATTCTATTTGCAATTTGATGGCAATGCCTACATTGTTTTAGAAGAAGATGACAAGTTAAAAATAACTACTGAAGCAGGAAGCACATTCAGTTTTATAGCAACATTTGAACAAGAAGGGTTGACTAGAGCATGACACTACTAGAACTTGTCAACGATGTGTTGATCCGCTTGCGTGAACCTGTTGTAACCACTTACAACGAAACCACCTATTCCACTCTGATTGCCAAGTTTGTCAATGACACAAAGCGTCAGGTTGAAGATGCTTTTAGCTGGAATGCGCTTGGTCAAACAGTCACCATTAGCACTGTTGCTGGTACATACCAATATGGGTTAACTGGCGCTGGACAAAAGTTCCAAGTGATGGATGCCATCAATGCAACTGCAAATATTGGCCTGAAAAACACCACCTTTGTGGATATGAATCGTAAGCAGAACTTTTCTGTGGTTATGACAGGTATCCCAAGCGAATACAACTTTGATGGCGTGGATGCAAGCTACAACGCCAAAGTAACAGTGTATCCAAGGCCAGATGGCGTTTATAGCCTTATGTTTGCTTTGGCAGTTCCACAGGCTCCATTAGCGGCAGATGGCACTGTCATTCTTGTTCCTGATGTAGTTGTTGCTCAAGGCGCTTATGCAAGGGCATTGGTTGAGCGTGGTGAAGATGGGGGACTGTCTTCCTCTGAGGCTTACACACTGTTTCGATCCATGTTGTCGGATTACATTGCCTTGGAGGGCAGTCGTTATCCTGAGAATCAAGAGTTTGTTCCGCAATGACACAGCAAATTCAGACCTTTTCTGTTTCAGCCCCAGGCTTTTATGGGCTGAACACACAGGACTCTCCGCTTGATTTAGCGGCTGGATATGCTGCGATTGCTACAAACTGCGTGATTGACCAGTATGGTCGTATTGGCTCTCGCAAAGGTTGGTCAAGGGTAAATACATCCTCTGGTAACTTGGGTGCTAACAATGTTGGTGTCATCCATGAGTTAGTGCAGACTGATGGCACTTTGACTGTTCTGTTTGCTGGAAACAACAAGCTGTTTAAACTCAGTGGCACAAGTGTTGTTGAGTTGACCTATGGGGGGGGAGGTACTGGCCCCACCATTACCGCAAGCAACTGGCATTGTGCTTCTTTGAATGGAATCACATATTTCTTTCAGTCAGGCTATGACCCACTGATCTATGACCCTGCTGTAAGTACCACCACATATAGGCGTGTTAGTGAGAAAACTGGTTATGTTGCAACTGCTCCCCAGACCAACATTGTTATCTCTGCCTATGGTCGTTTATGGACTGCCAGTAGTACTGCTGACACTGTAACTGTCTACTTCTCTGACTTGCTTGCTGGTCATGTCTGGTCAACAGGAACTGCTGGTTCTTTGGACATTTCACGGGTATGGCCCAATGGGTCTGATGAGATCACAGGGTTGGCGGCACACAATGGATTCTTGTTTATCTTTGGTAAGCGCCAAGTCTTGATTTATGCAAATGCAACTACCCCATCAAGTTTGACATTAAGTGACACTATCAGCAATGTTGGTTGCATTGCAAGGGACTCCATTGCCAACACGGGCAGTGATGTGGTGTTCTTGTCAAACAGTGGTATTCGGTCATTGCTCAGAACCATTCAGGAGAAGTCTGCTCCTTTGCGTGACTTGTCTAAGAATGTGCGCGATGACTTGATGACGATTGTGAATGCTGAGACATTGGCAAACATCAAGGCAGTCTACTCAGAGTCAAATGCCTTTTACCTGATTAACTTTCCTCTTGCTACCCAGACCTACTGCTTTGATACCAAGGCGGCTTTGCAAGATGGTTCTTCACGGGTAACTGTGTGGGATTCCATCACTCCAACTGCTTTCCTTGCTAAACGCAATGGAGATTTGTTGATTGGCAAGAATGGTTATGTTGGTAAGTATGGGACTTATCTTGACCATACAAGCACATATCGCCTACAGTATTTCACCACTTATGCTGACCTGGGCGCACCCAATGTCACATCTATCCTAAAGCGTATTGCTGTGGTGGTGATTGGTGGCTCAAACCAAGGCTTTATCATCAAGTGGGGATATGACTTTACTGGGCAGTATTACGCCACTACATTGCAAATTCCTCAGTCTACTGTGTCTGAATATGGGACTGCTGAGTATGGGGCAAATGGTGTTCCTGTTGCTAACTACTCAGATGGTATTTCTTTGCAGACTTTGATTGGTCAAACATCAGGCTCTGGCAAGACTGTGCAGACAGGTTATGAAGTGCAGATCAATGGGTATCCTGTGAGCATTCAAAAGATTGAGATTCAAGCCAAGAATGGCAAACTGGTTTAAGGAAGAAACATGGCAAATTACACCAAAACCACCAACTTTGCGGCTAAAGATGCTTTGTCGCCAGGGAATGCAAGCAAGGTTGTCAAGGGAACTGAGATTGATACTGAGTTCACCAACATTCAGACTGCCATTGCAACCAAGGCAGATGGAACCTTCACAAACTTCAGTTTTGTTGAAAGCGGCACAAATCTGCTTATTCGTCACTCAGGGACTGATGTAATGAAGATTGACAGTTCTGGGAACCTGACTGTATTGGGCAACATTGTGGCTAATGGCACTGTTTAATGAAAGCAGTACAAAACAATCTCAATGTAACTTGCAAGTGCTTGCAGGTTCTTTTGTCATTGGGGGTGTGATATGGCTTTGACAACAGAAGAGCGAAAAAAAGCATCTGATAGACTTACTGAATTAGCAGGTTTATATAACAAATATTATTGGGCTAATCAGGCTCAAGAAGAAGCTGCCCGTGCGGGAAAAGGAAAGTCTGGATTTCCTCCAGAATTGTCTGCCGAAATAGGAATGCTAAACAATGTGATTACGTTTGGTACTCCATACAACGCATTGATAGCACAAGCGGCGGCAGACAGGCAAGCATCAGACGCTATTACTGCATCACAAAATAGTGGTGGTGGATTAGGTTCTTTCCTTGCAAGCATAGACCCAACTACTGCTATCAGCAAAGCAGTTACAAATGTTCTTCAACCTGTTGAGCAAACAATTAGTACAAATCTAGCCCAGCTAGACAAAGATTTAAGCCTTTCTCAAAATGCACCACTGATTGCAACTATTGCCGCAACCATTGCATTGCCTGGGGTTGGTGCATCCATTGGTAACTCTTTACTAAGTGCTGGACTTCTTCCTGCTGGAACTACTGTAGCTACTGCTACGGCAGTTGGAAGTGGTTTGGCAAATGCCGCCTTACAGGTTGCTCAAGGTAAGTCTCCAGAAGATGCCTTGAAAGCTGGTGTTGTTGGTGCTGCTGGTGGTGCTGTTGGAAGCTATCTTGTTGGTGACCCTGGGACACTAAAGAATTTTGTCACTAGTACATCAACCAATCTTTTGGCTGGCAAGAACCCAGAGGATGCTGTTAAAGCTGGCATTACTAGCAGTGGTGCTGGTCTTGCAGGAAGAACTGTTGCTGGTGCAACTGGTTCTGCGGCTGCTGGTCAATTAGCGGCAGGAACTACTGCTGGTTTGCTTACTGGTAAAACGCTTGACCAGTCATTGGCTCAAGGTGTTAGCAACATAAAGCTGGATTCTCTTATTCCAGGTTCTGTTGCAACTGTTCCCACTGAACAACAAGTTCTTGCTGGTCAGCAAGACTTGATGAATCAGTTGGCTCCTTATGAGTCAACAATTCCTGCGGATACAACTGCATCATCATTTGACACAAAAGATGTTATTAATGATGGTTCTGGATTTAGTACAACAACAACTGCACCAGCAATCATAGATTCAGGAGTAATAAATCCTGCACAGACTGTTGCAAATGTTGTTGGAACAGACGCAACTCAAATAGACACCACACAAACTGCTGTAAATACTGGAGTAAAAACCATGGGTGAAGATGACGAAGTAATTGATTATGAAGGCGCTGGAATGTCTGCTGGTCTGAGTGAATACTTGGCAAACCCAGAGGGCGCTACCATGTATGCTGACATTCAACGAGTGTTGAATTTAGACCCAGAAGGCGCAGCAATGTCTGCGGGGTTAAGTCAGGCTATCCAGGATTACTCAACAGGAACTGGCCTATCGGTCAAAGATGTTGTTAAATTCTTTAAAGATAATCCTAATCTTGCCAAAGCTGCAACCAGTGTGATTTCTGGTGGTGTTGGCTTGTTTGGCACTAAGTTGGCTACTGACACTGCTAGAGAAGCCGCTAGAGTTGCCGCTGAAGCACAGAAGTTCAAGCCTGTTGGTGTAACCACTAGATTTGGAACCACAGATTATAAATACGATGCTGACAACAATCTTGTTAGTGCTGGTTACACGCTGACCCCAGATTTGAAGGCAATCCAAGATAAGTTGATGTCTGGTGCAACCCTGAGTCTTGATGAGGCAAAGAAGGTTGCAGACCTGTATGACCCACTGAAAAAGGCATCTACAAGCCTGTTTGACCTGGGTACATCTTATCTGGCTAAAACTCCAGAGCAAGTTGCCGCTGACTACATGGCAAAGCAACAAGACTTGTTGGCTCCTAGCCGTGAGCGTCAACTGTCTCAGTTGCAAAATACCTTGTTCCAAACGGGTCGCGGTGGCTTGTCTGTTGGTGCAACAAGTGCCCGTCCTAGTGGCGCCAGAGGTCTTGGTGCAACCACTCCTGAGATGGAAGCCTACTACAACGCATTGGCTCAACAAGATGCTGCTTTGGCGGCAGGGGCACAGCAAGCTGGTCAACAGAGTGTTCTGTTTGGCAAGGGATTGCTTGGTGCTGGTGGCGAGTTCCTTGGTAAGTACACTGCTGGTCAGACTTCTGCCTATGATCCATTTAAGACTCTGTTGAGTACCGCTGGCACTGTTGAATCAATGGGTGCTGGCGCATTGGATGTGGGTACTGCACTGGGTGGCAGAAGGACTACTGCGGCAAGCAATGCGGCAACCACTTTGTTGCCAACCTCATCTGTTAACCCATATAGTTCGTTGTTTACAAGCCTTGCAGATGATCCACAATTTAAGGCGGCAGTTCAATCATTTTTAACTGGCGGTTAAGCCATAAAGGAATAGTCATGGCAGATATTGTTGGAAGTTTGTTTGGTGTGACTCCTGAGTTGTACCAAGAGCAACGGGATCAGATGGCTCGTCAACGGGCTATGCAATTGGCACGAATGGCTCCTCTTGAGCAAGCATCCTATGGTGCTGCCAGGGCTGGTCAGCAATTGGGTGGTGCATTTGCCTCTGCAATGGGTGTAGAAGACCCCCAGATGCGTCTGATTAGCCAGCGCAATGCTTTGGCACGACAGATTGATATGACTGACCCTGACTCAATCATGCGTGGCGCACAAATGGCTGCTCAGATGGGTGATACATCTACTGCTAGTGCATTAGCTGAATATGCTCGTAAGGCTGCTAGTGAAATGGCATTGACTCAACAAAGATTGCGTGAGAGACAAGGTGTTGATCCAATCCAACAGTTGATAAGGGCTGGAAAACACACTCCAGAAAGCATTTCTTTGTATGCCAAGAGTGGTGACATAAAAGACTTGGAACTTATTGAAAAGCCAGAAAAAGGGCCGACTCCAACAGAGATTGAAAAGCTACAACTATATCGTGAACGATTGATTGATGGTAATGCTCCTGCCTCTAAAATTGCAGAAGTTGATGCCATTATCAAAGGCGCTTCTTCTCCTCGAGGCACAGTTGTTCAAAACATCATGCCTGAATTTCCTGGGGACAAGAAATTTGCTGATATTCCTGCATTTAGGTCAAGTGTGCAAAAGACTGTTGAGCCAATGTCAAAGATTGTGCTTGCTACAGACAATGCTTTGACTAACATTGATGATTCACTTAAAACAGGAAATTTTATTTCTTTTAAGGCGGCACAAACGCAATTTGCCAGAGCAATTTCTGGTGGTGGAGATTTGAGTCAAAAAGAACTTTTGGCGGCTGGTGCTGAC